GTGAAGCACAGCGAGGGCCCCCCATGAGCTATACATGCCCATGGGTTGTCCTCTAGTGTACCGAACGGTAGACAGTCCTTCTTTGATCGAAAACGACGGAAACGGCTTCTGGACCTTAAAGGTCCTATCCACCATTAGGTCCAACCAAGCTTTCGCTTGTTTTGTTCCTAACAAGGGACCCAACAAGCCTAAGTACAAGTTGTGGGGTATTGTATCCGTAGCTTTGGAGAGATCAAAGGAGAATATCTCCTGAAAACCTTTATCTCGGAACCGGTCAACAGCACCTTGTTGATCAAAGGTACCATCGACCTCACTCCAGCGCTTCAGTATGGAGAACAGGAAATCATGAATTGGGCGAAGAAGTGTTTGTGAGAAACAATCTCCAATCGCTATCGTCCTAATCTTTCCTGCTGCCTCCATAAGGAAGACCAGTTTCCCTACTAGACCGGGGGCATCACGCCCACTCCAGTAGGAACACTGTTTCTTCTTCCCACTCTTAGTGAGACCGGCCTTAGCAGTAGACAACGGAATCATTACTTCATCCGTATACTTCTTTCTAAGACCGATAAGGTTGTTGTACAGAGCGGTAACTCCTGGGAGAACATCAAATGCTTCGGCGAAACGGAACAGGGGGGATTGAATCCCTGCCCTGTAACCGGCCACCTCCGCAAATGATGGATCCGTAGGAGACCCTTCCTGTACGATTTGCCAGGATAATGCATCGGTTACCCAACCGAGCCCCGCAGGTGTAACCGAGGGGCCTGCTTTTGAAGAAAAGAGCAGGTCACCAAGGAAGTACTTAAGGGGTGTGACCCCTACCTTACGGTAGAAGTCACTACAGAATCCTTCAAATCCAACCCATGACACACTAGGGTGGGGCTGAATCACTGGCGCCAATGAAGCTACCACACTGGGTGTGTGGACGGCTTTATACAAAGTCAGAAGGGAGCATGTAAACCGAATCATGGGAAGATTCCCTGAGACGATAGCATGCCTCCAACTTACCGGGAGAAGTCTTGGTAAGCCTGACCTTGATAGGCCGATCGCAATTCCGTGTTCCTTTGTACATGAAAGGCTTTCGCCTGACATATACTTGTGAATACAGAAGAGCGATACCTTCAAATAGCGCATCCCGTAGAGAAGGCCATGAGAAGAGATTATTTTCTCAAGCCGACTACGGAAGCGAAAGAGATCACCCCGCAAAGAATACCGAAGAGGATGTCCTAGCACTTGTGAGAGGTATAAACCCCAAACAGTTGCTAGCCGCCCCACTTCTACGTGGGAGCGGACGACCACTCTTCCATCCTTTAAAGGGAGACGGTTTGTG